AAGATAAACCTCCACGTTTGCTAAGTGTTTTTGTATATCCCCTTGAGCATGTGCCAAGAGTGCTTTGATAAGTTGTTCTCTCATTAGATTACCATACCATACTTTTCTCTAATTATCTTTTTGTAAGGACCACCAGGATTTTGATCCCTTACTTCCTTTACAATTTTTAATCTGTTATACAATGATGTGTCACCTCCAAGTGTGAGAGACTTGAGAATTGTAGCCAAGTCTTTATCGTTGATTGGTAAATCCATAGAAAATAGATAACGTTTACATTATAGCACTAAACAAAGAAAGATTCCAGAGTTGCTGTTTTTTCTACAGACCACCCTATTGAATCTAGTATAGCCTTCAATGGTTCAATGAAGGATTTTTCAAACTGCAAATCGTAATCGATATACTGTGACAGACCAAACTCTTTCGGGAACTCACTAATAAATGAGATCACATTCTCATGAATCGGATTAGGATTCTTGAGGTAACAGAACTTTATCTTTTCACCGTTGTTGATTACATTATATTTACCCTCCAAATTTTTCTGCTTTAAATAATGGTTGAATAATAATGATCCTCTAACATGCATAGGAGTACCCTTAGAATAGATTGTTAGTCTATTACTATACTTCTCAACATTGTTACATGTTCTAGGAAAAGCAATCTCAGCAGGATCCATGTTACGAAAATCAGATCTCATCTTCCTAATATATTTTTGAACGTTATCCTCAGACTCATTCATAATAATACTGATAGCATCTTTGATCATCTTCCTACATGGTGCAGGTGTAGATGACTTGACTGCCTCAATACCCATCATCTTTAGTTTAGGTTCAGCAAATCTAACTCCTTCTATATCCCAAGCATTCAACATATATCTTTTCTTAGCAGTCCAGATACCACGTTCAGCAATAGTCTCTCGCTTCATAAACATCTTCTGATCATAAGCATTTACGTATGTGGCCAACGCTTCATAAGAACTCGAAATATACTTTTCAAATTCCACTTCACAGATCTTATCAAGGAACGACACAATGCTCTCAACATTCTTCTCTCTATCCTTGAATATGACTTGAACCAAAGGACCAAGATGCAAGTAAATAGAATCGGTGTCAGATGCAATAACATAATCTTTGTTCTCCGTTTTTAGTACTTTGTTCATGTAGCGATTCATTCTATTCTCTATCCAACGAATAGAGAACTGACCACCAAGAGTAATAGCTTCGGCATTTGCTAACATATAATACCGAAAGTATTGATTACCAATAGCACCATAGGCACTATTCAGTTGAATCTTTTTAGCCATCTGAATATTGTTACATCTTGAAATTTCTTTCTCAAGTGCCTTGGTTGGTTTCTTTTCGTAATCTTTCTTTGCTTGAATCATCTTCTTCTTAAAGACAACTCTCTCACTATAGATCTTCTCCATAAGTTTAGGGAGAAACCCACGAGTCTTAGTGGTAAACATAGCACCATTAGGACACACAGTAACATCCTCAAGTGAGGATAGATCAACCTCTTCATTGAGAAGTCTATCTACACTGACATTAGGGAACCTATCATCCAGAAGAGTCTCTGGTGATATGTTGTACTGCATTATAAGATGAGGATACAGTGAGTTCAAGTCAAAAGATACAACCCAATCATACATGCCAGGTTTAGGTTCCTTCACGTATGCACCAGCATACTTCTCACTCTTATCCTGATCCTTCTTAGGTGGTATAACTATCCCCTTCCTCTTTAGATCATTGTATATAATCATATCCCACATACGAACCTGATAGAAGACATCAGTAAAGTTCACTTTAGCATCGTATGCCATAGTGATAGCAAGCTCAATAAGCTTCATCTTCTCCTCAAGACCGTCAACAATTCTAACGTCTTGTACGTTGTAATCTACAAACTTATTCCATCCCTTTGTGTAGAAGTCCTTGAAGGTATCAAACTCTGAGTGATCTAATTTCTTATTACCTAGTTCTACCTCACCAATATAATCTAATCGATAAGACTCCTGTGCTTTATAAGTAAACTTCTTGTACAAATCCATGTAATCAAGAACGGTTACACCAGCAATATCATATACAAGCTGAGGTCTACCCATCATATAGATCTCCTCATTGGTTACCAAACCCCATGGAGATAACTTCTTCATTGCTTTATCACCAAGCACTCTGGTGATCCTCTTAGCAAGGTATGGTATGTCATACAACTGACAGTTCCATCCAGTCACAACCTCTGGTGGTGTGTGACTCCAGTAATTTATAAAATGTTGTAGTAAATCATACTCATCATTACACTGGACATACTTTACCATCTTGTCCTGAGTCCTGTATGGTCCTACACCAAAGGTCAGAATCCTCTTAGTATTATAGTCCTGTAAAGATATAAGCAACAACTCCTCATCACACTTCTCTACTGTAGGGAACCCATTTTCAGACTGAACCTCAATGTCAATAGTGACAAGGTTCATCTTCTTTATGTCAAATTTTATTTCAGTCTCTGGATACTTCTCAGAAATATATTGGTAGATATATCTGTTGTTACCAAATATCTCAAACCCTTCTACCTCACTATGAGTTTTGACAAACTCTCTAGTCTCACGTACAGTACCAGGTTTTATACTCTGTACATACTGACCATCCAATGTTTTATACTTTGTCTTCTTTTTGCTAGGAACAAACATCGTAGGTTGAAACTTCTCCCTCGATGTAAAACTCTTCCCACCTTCATACCCTCTGACTAGGAAATCATTCCCAACCATCTGGACATTGGTGTAATACCTCATGCTATAAGTTGTCTCAGTTTGCCTTCTCCTATTCTATCACGTTGTACAGTATTTTCACGGAAGTACTTACCAAAATTATTATACATGTCGTAGATTTCTTTTTTATTCATGTATGGGCGTGGCATATTGAGGAAACTACCTTGATCATCATTAATCATTTCTACAATTAGATCATCACTTATAAAACCTGCATCTACACACATATCTCTCATAGGTGTTCCGTGATATGGTGTGTAGATAAAGGCATTGATGTCACTACAATTCAATTGTGATGCCAACTCCACAGACTTCCAACAATTTTCTAAGGTTTCGTATGGATATCCTATAATAAAATTGCAAGTAGTAGAAAGACCTGCCTCTGTTGCAATATCAAATGCTTCAATTGCTTTTGTATTTTCATATATCCTACCTATCACATCTCTACGAAACTTTGGATCACCATGCTCCACACCCATGTTCAGTTTTATACAACCCAATTCCTTCAATGTCTTTGCTTGATATGGTGAAAGAAGTTCTGGTCTTGTTTGTGTAAAGAAAGGTAATTTGTATTTACTATACATTGTAGCCCACTTATCAAACTCTTTCTTTGACATGGTAAGAAATGTGTCTGTAACTATCCACAGATATTCTACTTCTATAGTGTCAAGCAAATGTTTTATTTCTTCTTCTTGGTGTTCAACACTTCTTTTTCTAAAGAATAAACTATCAGTTTCTTCTTTGTATATTCCAGCATTAGATGGTGAATTGCAAAACTTACATTTGAAAGGACAACCACGTTGTGTTTCTATTGTAGCAATTTTTATTATCTCTCCTTGGAATGGTCTATACAAAGACCTCTTGTCAAAGATATCATGATCTGTGGACGGTAATGTATTCACATTCAATGCAGGTCTCATCGGATTAGGATGAACGTTTGCCAGATGATGTCCTGTTTTACCTTCACTTATAAGATCCATCAACTCAGGTATCACCTCATCACCTTCCCCTCTACAAATATAATCAACTTGTCCTTCAAATGCTTTGGGATTATATGTGCAAAAAACACCACCTGCAACACTTATAAATTTTTGGTCAGAAACTTTATCAATAAATCTCTTCCAAATATAATATGTGTCTTCTACGATTGATGATATAACAACATCTGGTTTGAAATCTATTACTTTCTGTCTCCACGCTGTGTACATATCAGTATCTTCAAGCATGAAGAAATCTTTTTCAACATCATCTCTTTTCCATTCATAGTCAGGAAACATTTGTCTCTTTATTCTCTCATTATCTCTATCCACTAGATGATGTACATCATCATTATCAATTGGATACCATGTTGCATCAAATAATTCTATGTTATGATAACCTGCTCTCTTCAAACATGCAGTGATAATAGCAATGCCACCTGGCGGTGTTACTCTCATGTGCTGGTTAGGATATAACCAAAGTATTCTAAGATTCTTTTGTAACATTCTTAGCAGTCAATGCTTGATACTTATCTAAGTGTGTTTTATCTGGTTCTAAAATTGTTAGTATACTATCAGAATGGATCATCATCTCACGTTGCATAGAGAATGATGGCCAGTGCTCTAGGTAATCTCCTTTGAGTTCATAGGGTTCTATCAACTTACAGTCAGGTTCCCCTAACTCAGTACTTACTTCTTCGATGCGAGCAATGAGTACTAGTGAGTACTCTTTCAACATCAATATTTTAATCATAATGAAAGACTTCTTGACTTTAAGTTTACCACAGTTGAACGTATTTTGTCAATATAACCTTGGTTTCGTAACTCTTTGAAAACCATATTCTCAAAACCATACTCACCATACTT